CGTGCAGTCCTGAAGGCAAACGGGGTTGTTACCAAGGCGACTTGGGACGCTCTGTTCTTAGGGTAGGAGGTACATTCCATGCCCAAGGGTAAAGGTTACGGAACATTTGAGGAGACGTTCGGCAGTCAGGATGACCAGCCGTACGATTCCACATCGTCGTTCAACATGTGGGACATGAGTCAGAAGGCCAAGAAGGCCGCTGCTTATCTCCGCAAGATGGGATTGGGGAACGCCAACAGCGGCGGTCGCCCCTTCGGCAAGTAGTGGCTGGCAAGGGCCGGAAGCGGCCGAAGCCCCGGTACTGAAATGCCGTTGCGACGTGGCACGTCTAGTAAGGTCGTGGGGCACAACATCGGCAAGTTAGTTGCCGAGGGTTACCCCCAAAAACAGGCAGCAGCCATCGCCTTGAAAAAGGCGGGGCGCTCCAAGGAGAAGCGAGCATGAATCCGCACCTAGCCGACAAGGTTGAAAGAGCAGCCGCTACCTTTACTCAGGCATTCCTGAGCGTCTTCGTCATCTCTGACCTGTCCACCGCCCGAACTGCGCTCGTCGCTGCCGGTGCAGCGATGCTCGCTCTGGTCAAAGCGTGGGCCAAAGAGGTTTTGGATAGCCGCGCAAAGTAATGGACACGGAATGGGATGCGTTCCTTGCCGAGCATGGTGATGACATCACCACGACGGTGCGGGAATCGTTCACCCTGAACACCCACCTGTTCGACATAAACGATGGCACCCATGCCGCATGGCACGGCAACCGTTTGGGGGCGCTGGTGGTGTTCACGGAGGACGAAGCGGAACATCTCGCTTCGGAGGAGTTTCGCCTGCGGGAAGGCTTCGCTTCGATGCCTGCTTTCCGCGAGTTCCTTGGCAGGATGTTGGAGGACTTGACTACCCGGGCGGTGGAGAGCCGCTTCGGGGATCCCATGGAGACGTAGGCAACTCCAGTCCTAGGGCGTCGGCGAGCAACTGTCTCCCCTCGTCGCGGCGACGTGCCACTGTGCTCTTCGGGATGCCGGTGTAGTACTCCACCTCGCGTAGCGACATGGACTGCATGTAGATGAGTCGGACGACGGTCGCGCAGTCTTCTGACATGGATTCCAACGCGTCAATGACGGCCTCGCTGAGATCTGATGCTGCTTCCGGTTCCAGTTGGTTGCGTTCTCTTACGTCGGCGCTCTCGCGGATCTCAGCACCCGGGGCGGCACGCAGCAACGCGTCCCACTCGTTTTCAGGCAGGTCGCTGTGCGACAGCGCATGTTCGGCGGCGACTGGCAGGTGGAGACGCCAGTTCGACGGGTCAACTGGGATTACTTTTCGTGGCATGGCTTCTTGTCAACGGGCATCCCGGTAGGTGGCGGGAAGCGGCGATAAGAACTCTTCTCTTATGATGCGCGTGTTCTCCGGATCGTAACCCGAAGGCTCACCTTTCTCCCACGCTTCGTCGTGGTCGATCCATCCAAGCATCTCCACAGCACGGAACTCTGGCGGGACGGGGCGCACCACCCACAGCAGCAGACCTTGCCCCAACTGACGACGCCGCACAGCGGCGTTCGTGCTGGTCCGTACCCGGCGCACCTCAACGTCGCACCCAACGTCGGGAAGGTGCTTGTACGTCTTGTGGTCTGACTTGTGCCAGACGTGTCCGGACCAATACTGGTTGGTGAGTTTGGCGACGGCGAGTTCGCCGACACAGGCGGCGACCTGCGCCGTGCGGTCATCTTCCATGCGTTTCTTGTCGTAGTGGGCTGCGTCGCGTTTGCCCCAGTTTTCAATGAAGCGCCGGGCGCCGACGTGGGATGCCCATTCGTACTCCCACGTCTCCAGTTCTACGAGGATTGTCATGGTTTACGAAACGGTTGTTTCATTTTCGGCCAGAGCGGTGAACACGTTCAACAACGATGGCCTATCCGGATCCTCTATGAGTGCCTCCCGTGCCCGGTCAGCCCGCTGTTCCCGCTGAGCATCCATGATGTCATCATAGGTGCGGGATGGGTGCATTCCTTCTTCAGTCATCCTGCTCCCTCTGCTGCCATAAGGGCTTCCTTCGACATGGGTATCCCCTCTTTGAGAGTGGGCCACGGCGAAGGATGCAACTCGCCTGCACACATCTCGCCAAGGTAGTAGCGGCGTAGACGAACGTCTGCGTAGAGTTTCGTCATATAGTTTCCCGGGTCGCTGCTGTTGGTCACCGTGAACGTAAGACGACCGCTATCCGTCGGGTACAGACTGACGGTCCAGTCGTCTAGGTGAACTTTGTAAGGAATCATTTTTACTCCCGTCATAGTTTCGTTGCCTCCACATGGTAGACCATCCGGTCATCCGGATAAGCGACCCCCGTCAGGCCATCTAGGGTTGCTTTGATCGCATTGTCGACGTCGAACGTCAGCGACGTCGTGGCACCGGGCATCTCTTCGATCTCTACGGTCTGGCGGTCCTTGTGGTAGGCGATCCTGACAAGGACCGGCCCCTCAAACATCGGCCCGTCGTACGCATCGGCGACGGTCTTCTCGTAGGCGAGGGTGTCGGCGGGGGTGTAGACGCGTCCCCGGCGTGTCATCCGGGGACGCTTCTTGGGGCGAGGTCGCCCTTCAACTATGAAACCGTAGGACTTCATGGGCGGCTGCTCCTTGTTGATTCGCACGCTTTGATTGCTAGTCGTCGTAGTTGGTGTTCCTGATCGGCGCGTCCTGTGAACTTGCGGGTGTGGTTGTTGTCTACGTCGATTAGCCACTGGACTATGCTGCCTAGAGAGTGGCCGTCACCAGCGGCTGTTCCTGCGAAGTGGAATAGCCAGCCGTGGCGTCCACGGCCGCGTCCCTGATTGGGGACGAAGACCCCCTCAGGGGGGCCTTTTTCATACAGTTCTTTCAAGACTCCCCACATCCGGTTGTCGGTTGCCCCGCCACGGGGCGCCATGACAACGGGGGGCACCTTCTTCAAGAGAGCCGCCGCCTTGATGTCGGCGACCCGCGCCCGACAAGTGTTCGCAGCGTGCAGGAAGTCCTCCAACGAGAGAGGCTGCCCGTCTTCGTCAAGGATGACTTGACGGTCGTGTCGTTTACGCGCCCCCCAGTAGGGGAGCCGGACGAAGTTGCCGGGTGGTCCCAGCAGCCACTCGCTTTTCGGGAACGGCGAGTCGGTGGGGACGTTGGAGATTTCTTCGGCCGCTTGGAGGCAACCTCGCATGTCCGCCGTGGAACACCACGTGTCAGCGAACACCCAGACGTGCACCCCCCCGGATCTGGTGCGCTCCACCCACGACGGGATGTCTTGGACGCTGAGGATCGTGCGAAGGCTGCTGGCGTAGTCCATCACCTCGTCTTCAGTTCCCTGACCCGCATGGGTGTCACCTGTGGCGTCGATGTCGATGCACCCCCACGAGCACATCCACAGGTCTTTCCGAACGGTGGGGTAGGAGCGAATGGTGGCACCGTCACGCTCTTCTTCGATCCAACCGCGCGGTCCGACGTGTTTGTTCGTCGGGTCGTACACCATTGGGAAGACGCCCAACGCTATCTCACCGACGAGGTGTCGCCGGAAGTGCGTCAGGGTCAGGTCTTCCCACACGGTGTGGGGCCGGTCACCGGATTCGCCCCATGCGTGGGGGAATCCGTGGAAGGTCATGTGGAACCATGACGTGAGGTCACCCATCGTCTAGCGCCTGTTGAGTCCACGCTTCTTGCCACGGGTCCACGAGGGTGCCTGCTTCGGTGATTTCCATGTTCAGGGACACCTTACGCCCGTCGAACCTCTTGTTCTTGACAAGTGCCACACCGAACGTCGACTCCAACCGTTGACGCTCATCGTGTTCCAACCCGGGTTCTTCGTGGGGACGCCACACCGTAATCATAAAGTGTGCGAGGTCTTCCCCGCCGTATCTCCCCGCTTCGATCCCTAGAGCGGCCCCGCGTGAGGCCGATCCCCGGGATGCTTGGTGGACGACGATGGTCGCTGCATCGTTCTTCATGCCGACGTGTTTCAACGCTCCGATCTTCGCCGGGTCGTCTCCCAAGTCGGGACCGTAGAGTTGGGATGCGAAGTCCCACACGAACACGTCGGGCTTACGTCCGAAGTGTTCGTCGCTCCACGTCCCCAGCATGTGGTCGACGGCTGACACCATGTCGAAGTCTTGCGCTCCGCCGCGGCGCAGCGCCGTCTGGTAACGGCCAATCGTGGCCCGGTCGATGATTCGCAGATTGGACAGTTCGGTTTCCGACTGGTGTCGGATCGCTGTAAGGATCTGGGAGTCGCCCTGTCGGGCACGCTTGTAAACCTCGCGGGGGCTTATGTTCAGGCGGACGCTCAGGATCTTCGACAAGACCATCAGGTCTGGTTCATCCGGGGACATCCACATGACGATGCTGTTGGGGTTCTTGGCGACGGCGTTGATGAGGAGGACGGTCTTCCCCGTGTGGGCCTTCCCGGCGACGACCATCATTTCTCGTGCTTTGATGCCGCCATCCATGGCGTCGTCTATTTCGTGGACACCAAGGGACCATCGTCCGGATGCGTCGGTGGCGTCGGTTATGAGTCGTTCAGCGATTTGTCCGCAAGTAGGCAGGTCTGGCGCGAGCGAGTCGCGAGCCGACTCCAGTGGGGAGGTACTGGAGTCGGCCCGGACCCGTTGAACGCGAGCCTGAGCCTCTTCGGCGCTCAGCCTCGCCGACATCTACCGCACGTACGCTGGTGGGCGAACGAAGGAGTCCGGCAACTTGTCGAAGTCGATGGCATGTTCAGCAAACGCTGACAATGCTTCGCCCCAGTCGCCCCCTAGGTTGCGCTCAGGCTTCACCTTCGCGTGTGGGTAGGTCTTGGAGTTGATGGGACGCCCGTTGAGGCTCCCTTCCGACTTCACCAACTGGTTGCAGTAGAAGTTGGAATCCCGGGAACCGAACGTGATGCCACTCATCCGCTCGTAGTTGATGGCGTTGGTGATGATCTCAAACCCATCCTGTCGAATCCACGGTGTCCTACCACCCGTGGACTGCCCTGAGCCAGCCGCAGGGGGCGCTGGAGGCGCTCCCACGGGTGGCGGTGGGGTAGGCATCACCTGAGTGCCGGGGATGGCATCTACGACCGCCTGTGCGGTTGCCGTAGCCCAAGTGTTGCCGTTGATGATGGAGTGCAGATCACCCCAGTGTGCCCGCACGTCTTCATAGGAGAAGACGGCGTTGCCCACCAGAGCAGCCATTACCTGTGCCGTCGCAGAGTTACAGTTCTGCGCGACGATCAACCTGTCTTTGTTATCCATTTGCATCCTCCGATGCTGTTGTCTTGCCCTTGCACACGGACCAGCATGGTGCCCACTTCTCTGAGCACCACCAGCCCGCATCATTCAGCGGCCAAACCGTGAGGTCTGTCGCTTCTACGAGGCGGCATGCCGCTTCGACCTTGCGCCGCAGGAATGCGAAGTCCTGCGGTCCTCGTTCTACGGTCATTGACGACGCGTCTCCGTTGGAGCCGTGCATCACGAAGAACGTCATCTGGGGGAGTCCCATCGCCCAGCAGTACACGGTCGACTGGACGTCCCACCGCTCGTACTGCCACTTCTCTTTCGTGTAGTCACGCTTGGGAAACTTCCAGTCCACGACGCCGTACTCGGTATCTATTAGGTCGACTTGTCCCGCGAGGGATACCACCCTCTCGTCGTCCTCGTAGAACACCTTGCTGAACCTCTCCTCCACCCGGTCACCGTCGGGTCGCAGGAGCGGGTAGACGTCCTTGTACCACCCGTCCAGTTTCGCCTGCCCTACCGACGCCATCTTGTTGACGCTCTTGTAACTGTTCCACCCTTCGATGGTGGGGGTGATGTCGGACAGCCCTTGGTCGAATGCTTCGACCATCACGTTGTAGTCGTGACCGGATACGTCGGCGCCCTTCAGGTTGAGTACCTGTTCGACGGCGTAGTGACACGCCGTGCCCAAGGCGGCACCGTCGCCTTGGATGTCGGTTACAGCCCCGCTCCAGATGAAGCGGGCCTGCTCTGGACACATGTCCAGTTTCTTCAGGTCGGACTGGTGCCACACGTGGTGCCACCGACTTTCGTCCTTGTTGTAGTAATGCCGCAATCCTTGCTTGTTCACGGTTCCTCCCCGTGTTGGGGCTAGCCCCGCCCCCCCTCCGGGGGGCGGGAGCCAGCCTGCTGGCGCGAGCCTAGTCGATTTACAGTCTCGCATGATGGATGCCTCCAGTGGCACGCTTTGTTACACC